GTAAAGTGTACGATGCGAACTGTACACCTATAATGTTTAATGGTGGGATTTTAGAACATTGTAATACACCTGACCTTGAAGGAACAAAATATTCACTAGTATTTTATTGTATCAAAAAATAATATAGTGCTATAATATAATGCCTTGTATCATAGCAATCGACGGTAATATTGGTGCTGGTAAATCCACTATCATTACCAAAATCCAACAGCGTATTAATGCTACGCCAGATAAGGAACGTAAGATTCATCTTATTACAGAAGAACTTTTTGTTTGGGAGAAGTTTAGGGAAAACAGTAAAGGTATGCTAGAATTATTTTACGAAGACAAAACCAAATACGGATTCAAATTCCAAGTGTTAGCACTATTAACACTGACGATGGATTTAATGGGGGCTTATAAATCTGTTGGAGCAAATGATATTATTATTTGTGAGCGTTCGCCAGTAACAAATATAAATGTCTTTGGTAAAATGTTATATGATAACAAACAGATAACAGAACTAGAGTGGAATTTGTTGAAGTATATTGCAAACTGTTTAATGGTATCAGTCGACAAGCTTGTTTATCTGAAAACACCTGTTACAGAATGTTTACGTAGGGTTCAACATCGTGACCGTATTGGTGAAGAAGATATTGACTTGAATTATTTAACACAGGTGCATCAACACTATGAAGATTTTATGAACGAAATCGACCATCACAAATTAGAGACTGATGAAGATATAGATGATTTTTTAGATATGATGTTTAATACGGAACGTGAAATAAAATCGGTGGATAAATTAGAAGAAGTTGATTAATGGAATGGAGCAGCGATAAAGAAACAGTGTTAGAATCGATACGTATGAACTGCGTAAGAATGGCTGACCATCATAAAAAGTTATTTATGTTTTATAAGGGACAGTTAAAATACTACCGTATTCCTGTAATAATCATTAGCGGGATTAACAGTGTAGTATCTGTAGGAATGTCCTCGTATTTGGAGCAAGGAATTATATCTGGAATAACTTGTATCTTATCCCTATTGTGTAGCATAATCGGAAGTATCGAATTATTTTTATCAATCCAAACCAGTATGGAAAATGAATTGTCTTCTTCGAAAGATTTCTATCTGCTTAGCGTAGACATATTCAAAACATTATCCCTCACACGTGAAAACCGTGCACCTAATGCATCATCTTATCTGGATGAAAAATACCAGACGTATGTGAAGTTGATAGAAAGTTCACAAGTGGTGAACCGTAGATTGCGTGATAGTTTAGCACCGCTACCGCTATCAGTTCCTGCGACACCATCTTCAGTCTCACTTACTAGTATGATATTTAGGGAAGAAAATTCAGGTAGCGATTCTGAGAGAACTCCAAGTATTTAGAAAAATAAAGAGAATACTATGAGAAAGTAGAGAAAAACTGAGAATTCAAGAGAATAATAGTTAAAAAATCAGAAAATAGACCCAAAACCCATTTAAATATGAATTAATTCGAATTAATTCGTCCTTTAAGTGCCTTTTTAACTGTTTTTTGGTTGTTTAATCGAATTTTGTTTTAATTGTTGAGTTTTAGGAGAAAGTAGAAGAAGATTCTTAACTTTTAGTTTCTCATTTTTCTCCCAAAATAAAATCTAGGAATTATATATAAATGACTTTAGCAGAATTCATTAAATCCAAGCGACCAAATCTTTCAGAAGGTTCTATCAAAACTTATACCAGTATCCTACGAAGAATCTACAAAAAGATTTTTCCAGAAGACGATAATCTAGACACAAAAAGATTTATGACCGATAAAAAAGAAGTCTTGGAATATCTACGTAATATGACTGGTAATGGTCGAGCCACTATTTTATCGGCATTGGTTGTCGTAACAGATAAGGACAGCGACTATCGTGATATGATGATGGTCGATATCAAGCGTAAGGAAGATGAGACTGATAAGCAAGAACTCACAGATAAACAAAAGGATAACTGGGTAACACAGGAAGATATTACGAAAGCATTAGATGCGATGAGGCCTGAAGCAATGTTCCTTTTGAAGAAGAAAACAGATTTATCTAACGCTGACTTACAGCGAATCCAACAATTTATTATTCTTTGTCTTTACGGTGGAACTTACATCGAGCCTAGACGTGCCTTGGATATGACGGCTATGAAAATACACGGCTCGATTAATGATAAGGAAGATAACTATATTGACTGGCGTGGTAAGCAGTTCGTCTATAATAAGTTCAAGACTGTACGCTCTCACGGTAGGGAGCATCAGAATATTCCAGATGAATTATTGCGTATTTTAAAACTATGGATTGTTGCGAATCCTAACGAATATTTGTTAATCGATAAATCAAATCAAGGATTAACAAGTGTTACGTTAAACCAACGTATTAATAAATTGTTTCCGAATAAAGCAAATGTTGGTGTTAATGGATTCCGAAAATCATATCTTACCAATAAGTTTGGCGATACTATTTCTGTTAATAAAGAATTAGCCAAGACGATGAAAGCTATGGGTTCTTCTATATCCGTTGCTAATTCGTACATCAAGGACGTTAATTAAATTTCAAATGACTCTTATCAATCTTCGCTGTCTTACCGCCCATTACAGCACTGTAGACTCTGGCTTGAGCCCATTGTTCAGGCGATTTAACCTGTGGACGAACCGATTGTGGATTTGTTTTAAAAGCACCGATTCCTTTGTTATAAATTGTCTGTAATCCAGACACTTTATAGTTTGTTATTTTTGCAATATCTTTCAGAGAATGACCTTCATCTTTTGGAAATCCGTATTTTTTATTGAATTGATTTTTGTACGTAAATACCATTTAAAATATACACAGAAATTATCTTGTGAATCCACCTCCTAAGGCTTCAGCTTGAAAAGCAACTGGCGTAGCACTCGCAAAAGGTATTCCCGTTTCACGTTCAGCCTTTCTACGTTGATACGATTGTTTACCTTGTTCTCTTTGCGCAGCAGCACGTTCTTCAGGTGATGCGTATTTTGGTCTGCGACCGCGACCTCTTGCTGCTGGCGGCTCGCTTGCAGCACGTTGCGGAGTTGGTATTTCAGCGGAAGGTAGTTCTGGAAATAGATTCTGAGGAATAGGTGTTTTTAATTCACTACCTGTTCGTAATGCTTCTCTTTGTTTTCTTGTGGACCGTAACTTTTCAAGTTTTTGTTTGGTTGATTTAAGTAGTTCAGTTTCTCCTACCTTCAAAGGTGTTTTTGGTGTTTTTGGAACTTGAATTTGCTTTGGTGCATCGACTGGCGGTTTCGTTAGTTGAGGCGGTGGTGCAGGTGTATTAAATTCATACACTATTGGCGGGATTTTTTGTAATCCTAAAATTACAGGTTGGGCTGGTGGTAATGCGGCCTTCTTCTTTCTTCTAGCAACTCTCTTCTTACGTTTCGTTTTTTTTTCTCCGATATTTACTATAACTTTCTGTGCTTGTGCTTGTCTTTGAACCATACGAATATAATTTATACTGATAAATTATTTTCTAATTATCGTTTATCGTTTCTTTTCTAAACTGCCTTGTATGCGGTGTAGGCGGTGCTCTTTCTTTGCAATCATATCCTTTGGTTCGTCGTAATACGCAGAGAATCCAGGCTGGCCCTTGCCTCCAATTATTGCCTTTCCTTGCTTTCCTTTTTGGCCTACTAAATTAGTCGTAACAGTTCCCTTTTTGCCTATCAGATTATTCATATTATAATTTATCCGAAGAAATTAATCCTATAAAATTGAAATTGATTTTGTAGAATCTATTATTCCTAAACTATGGAGCACTGGATAGAATATAAAAACACAGGATATCTGATATCAAACTATGGCCTAGTAATGAGTCCAAGTGGTCAGATTTTAAAACCAGATGATAATGGATTTGGTTACTTAAGGGTTAATCTTGGTCGTAATATTCGAAAATTAATTCATATATTAGTTGCGCATTGTCATATCGGACCAAAACCAGAAGGATTAGAGGTCGACCATATTAACAGAAATAGATCAGATAATAGAGTCGAAAATCTACGATACGTAACACCTCGTGAAAATAATAAAAATAGAATTGATAGTAGAACTGATATAACAGAAACAGACCCTGTTATTCGTAATAAAATTAGTATGATTGATTGTAATATAAGACTAGGTAGATACAAAAAACCCAGAGACTATTATATTACTCTATTATATAATAGGCTAAATCGTCCTAATCCTCAGGGATAACTACCTCGTCCCAGTTGCTGAATATGCGTTGTGTGTTTGTATTAATATACATAAAAGAATGCGGTTCTTTAAAGCATAATTTTAATATGTCTAAAAATAGGTCCTGGTGTTGTTCGACGTGTTCTTCATAAATACTTTGCATTTCTGATTTATTGATTTTAAATACAAATATATCCGTTAATCCGTTTCTTACACTAGGTTCCACTGACTTGTAATTTTGTGCGGCCAGCCAAATGGATAGTTTACCGTGACGCCTGTTATTTACAGCCGATAGAAATAGTTTTCGGATACCTGTATCACGTAATGCTTTTTGAACATCATCTAGGATTATTAAACTTGTTTCGTTATTTTCAGCATTATCCTGCACTTTTTCGTAACAATCTTCTAAATTTGCTAAAGTCAATTCGTCGTACAATTGTGTTGGATGAATATATTTTTCAAAAAAGTTATCCTTCATCGACGTACGTGACCCAGCGGGCATAAATACATATATATGATTATAAACCTTGTGGAATAGTTCGGGTGTCTTCAGGAATGCTGTAAGCAAGGATGTCTTGCCCGACCCTGGACGTCCCAAAAAGCACGTAAAAGTAGATTTATTCAACAAAGATGTTATCGGATATGCATTTAATTTTTCGCTTAATTGTCCGTCTACGTTAAATGTAGGTCTTTTCAGGTCTGGAGGATTATTTTTTTGTACTTGCAATTTTCTCATTTTATATTATTATGATAGATTATTGCTGTGCTTAAAGTCTCACGTCAATATTTCCTGTGCGGGCATCCACAACATAGATAGCATCCAACATTCCAATCGAATAAACCGAGTGAGAAGAGGTAGGAGTCTCGCCCATTGTGACCTCGAGGAACACTTGCGAAGAGTTGATGTTAAGACCAGAAAGAACACCTTTCTTGTTAACGTCTTCAGTATCAACTCCGAAGTAAAAGCAGGATTGTCCAAGAGCAACTGTATCACCGTTAGCAGTATTCTCCCAGTAGGAATCTCTGGTAGGAGTTGCGACGGCGTAAGAACGGGCGGCAGCACCAGTAGAGAGAACACAGAATCTGGAAGCGTCAGCAACACATTTCAATTCAGTTGAATTGAAGCTGCCCATAGCCCTTTGAAGTTCTGTGAGCACACGTGCTGGGTGTAGGTAAGCCTCTACGGGTAAACTTGGGTATCGTAAGCCGTTAGCGTTAAAAGCAAAGTGCGAAACACAAGGATTCTTTGAACTGTATTTACCCCAAACATTTGTAGTTGCTAATTCATTGAAAGCAAAGAAAACAGACTTGAGCGAAGAAGCACGAATACCGCTGATAACACTGGAGAATCCAGTAATTGCGGCAGGAAGAGTCGAAGAAGCCACTCTGTATGCATTGCCCTGTATGTAATATTTTCCGTCGCTCAAACTTGATTCAATCATATTCTGAGCAGCAGGAGGAAGAGTAATGTACTGAAGATTTAATACCATATCAGTTAAAGTAACTCTGAATGTTCCAGCAGCCGTAGCACTGGTAGCAGTCATTGTGATAGGTAACAAGTTGGTTGTCGAAAGAATGACTTGAAGTTTTGGGACATTTCCGATAGGGAAAGCCTTTGAAGCAGCTGAGCCGATTATCGAAGAAAGAAGAGGGAAAGAATAAGAAGTAGATTGAGAAAGAGGGACTGCAAGTGTTCCAACCAAAGCATCAATGCTGTGACCGACAACGGCAGATTGCGCAGTAGATTGAAATCCGTATTGAATTCCTACGCCGTCTCTGTCGCTGTTAGACATCGCATATTCAGTAAGAAGATTGTAGACGAGACCAAGTTCGCTGCAAGATTCTAGGATGTTTCCTGCTGGGCCAAGAACTTGGAGTCCATCAAAGAAAGCATATCCACCACCACGAAGGGCTGCGTTAGCAATGACGTTTAAATTACCTGCTGTAACCGTTTCGTAAATAGCACGGAAAGAAACAGTTGATTGGCGGGTATCAATCCAAGAATTTGGAAGGCAAGGAATATCAAAGTAGATGTTTTGGGAGTTAAAAACTTGGTCAGTAAGACGGGTGTTTGTAGGGGCAGTGTATGTAGGAGAAACAATTGAACTTAAATTCGAGGGAGTGACTCGGATTTGTCTCGAAACAGTTCCCTCGGGCATAGCAATGTCCAAGTCGCTCGCTTTCATCAAATCAGGGATTCCGTAAGAAATTGGTAGCGCCATATTTATACAATATGCGAAGAAAAAAACGCCACACTACGATTGTAATTCATTCAATTCGCGCTGTATTGTATTTAGATTAGCATTTTTTACTAAAGTATCGAAAGTTTCTATCCGAGGAATCCACTTTCTGTAAATATCCAATTGAATTGTAAAAAATGATGCTACTCCATTAAAATTTAATAGATTGCCTTCGTCATCCGTTATTTTAAAAGTCAATGAAGAAATCTGGTCATCTTTTACTAAAGTTTTGATATCGGGTGCTGTATAAACTATTTGCGAATTTAATCGGGAATTATTCGGAATCGATAGCAGGATATCGCCATTAGTTCCATTATGGCCATTACCTAATTCGGGACAATGCAGAAACACTCTTGGTAATGGTAGGAAATTGTATACTCTGGGCATTGTTATTACCCGTGAAGTAGAACTGATTGTATCACTAAAACCCATAACGAAATCAATTGTAGAGTTAGATGTAAAAGTATATTCATATGTTGTGTTTGTTATAATAAATTTCGAATTTACTATGTCTAAACTTATCCCGAATCGGTTCGGTAGAATTGTCCTAAAATCGTCCATAAATTCTTTTGCATTGTAATTACCAAATTCCCAGAAATATTTTGTGGTTACTGCATTTTCAGTTACTTCTAGCATATTGTTATATTCATTTATTTGAAAGAATGAAACTGGTATAACTACATACGGCACAGAAACTTGTGCGTAGGCTATGCTATCATCAGGTACAAGGAAGTCAG